GAAAGTTTGAACTTGTATATCAATATGGACGGTACAGAAGGTTACAAGAATGAGACTACGATCTTTTTGACAGGATTTACTTATGTTTCTTCTACTGGAGGAGGCAATTGTGGATCTCTGTTAGTTCTACCACACGCAGGCGGAAAAGTTTTTGGATTACATAGTGCAGCTATGGCTTCAGGGCCAGATGTTGGTAATGGTGTGGCGACAATGGTTTACCGTGAGTTACTTGAAGAAGCCATGAAGGGAAAGGAGCCTTTGATGCCAGTTGTTGAGCGAACTAAGTATTTGCCTGAGCCATGTTTTGATGCGCGTGAGAATGCGCTCGATGTGGTTCTAACATTACAAATGAGTTCTGCTCCACTGATTGATATGTCTCCTTATGGTCTTGAAGTACATGCAGTTGTTAATACAGTTACAAGAGGAGCTATGTTCACAAGTTACAGACCCAGCCCAATTAGTAAGTTCTTTCCCAATCCCTCATTTAGAGTGCCAGCTATCCTTGCCCCAGGAGATAGAAGAGCACCTTATGAGTATGACCCACGTCCGGATATTATGGGAAAGTACAACAAAGTTATTAGCCCGCTTCCAGCGGATAAGCTTGCTATTGTTGTAGACCACTTGACTACACAGTTCCGTCACCTCCATCATCCATATCGTCCTTCTGGTTTGTTGAGCTATGAGGAAGCCATTAATGGTGTCCCCGGAGCCCCTTACTATGATGCGATTAACTTTCATACATCTCCAGGATTACCATATTCTCTGGAGCATTTTCACAAGAAGAGTAGTATGTTTGTTGAAGAAGGTACCTATGCGAACGGAATGCCAGTGCGCAAAAGTATCGTACCAGGAATGGACGATCGGTACAATCTAATTCTAGCTGCTGCTCGACAGGGTTACATGGTTGAAGGTGTTATTTTCCAGGAATTCATGAAGGATGAGTTGTTGAAACGGGCTAAAATCTTTGATAAGCCTGCTACAAGAGGAATTGCAAATCCGCCGATTGATCTGCTATTAGCAGAGAGAGCTGCATTTTTGCCTTTTCTTGCGCTGCTCCAATTTAACCGTCATGAGATTGACTGTCAGGTGGGTATCAACCCAATGTCAGGTTCTGAGTGGACAGAAATGATCCACAGGTTACGTGCTAATTCTGATTTGGTGTTTGATGCCGATTACACTGCGTTTGATTCTACGATTCATCCAGTGGTGCTCGATGCCTTTGCAGATATAGCTAATGGTACTATGGGAGGAGATTTTTACACCCAGTTACAGAGGAAGA